GCATAAATATCATTATCTGCTGGCGCGGTTCCATCTCCAACACGTAAACCTTTTAATACATTCACACCATTGGTTGTAAGTCGTAACTGTTCCGTATTTGAAGGTGCTTGAAATTTAACTGTATTTGCTTCGTTTAGTAATATACTGCCTCTAGTTGTTCCATTTGCTTTTAGATATAAAGTAGAGCTACCACTACCACTTGTATTTGCATCTAATGCGAGCCAATCAGATGATGTTATTGTAGAGGTTCCTGACAAACTTATTTGCGCTCCGTTAGTACTATCTACATGAAAACTGTGTGCAGTAGTACCAGAGGAGTTTCTAAATTCTATATTTCTGTCGTTTGCTACTACTAAACGAATAGGCCCGTCATTATTAGGATTGATATTTTTGATTTCTAAATATCTAGTTGTAGCACTAGAGCTATAGTCTGTTTGAATACTGAGGTTATCAGAAGATTCTATAATTTGAGAGCTACTACCTAAATTAAACCCTAATTGCTCATTAGATGTAGTACCTCGCATGAAAACATCATCACCAGAAGAGGTAAGTATAATATCCCCTCCAGTTGAAGTAAGGCTAAGATCAGATGATTTAGTAACATTACCTGTTAAGGTTCCTGTAACATTTCCTACAACATCCCCTGTAAGATCACCTGTAACGTTCCCTGAAATACCCCCTGTAACAGTAAGGTTATTACCTATAGTAACATTACTAGGTAGCCCTATCTTAATCTGGTTATTACTTACAGTAGTTTCAACTTCGTTTGTAGTACCTGCAAAATTAAGGACATCAGAAGCTAGAGATACAGCATCATTAGTACCACTATCAGCGCCAACAGTAAGGCTTGTAGTAATAGCAGATGTACTTACCGCTGTAACAAGACCTTTAGCATTAACTGTTACGACAGGAACAGCCGTAGCGCTACCAAACGAACCTACATTAGAGTTTACTGTATCCAAAGTTGTTGTAAGAGTAATGTTACCTGTACCATCAAAAGATGTAGCAGTGGCATCTACATCACCATCAATAGTAATCGTTCTTGCAGTAGCTAACTTTGTTGCAGTAGATGCATTACCTGTTATCTCACCCGTAACAGACAAAGTACCACCAATAGTAGCACTACCACTAGAGAGAGTTAGATTACCTGCATCAATAGTCATATTGTTTGAACCAGAAACAGTAACAGCACCATTAAGAGTAGTAGCGTCTGTTACAGCTAAAGTACCAGCCAATGTAGTGTTTGCACCACTTAAGGTGATTGATGTAGTAGAGCCAGACTTTACGATAAGGTTGTTACCATCATTAGTAAGTGTACCAAAGGTAGTACCTGCATCTTTTAGTAGGACATCACCACCATCAGCGTCTAAGCTAATGTCACCTGCAACATCAAGAGTAAGTCCTCCTGTTGATACATCAATCTCATTATCAGAGAGTGTCATGTAGGCATTAACACCTACAATAGCTGAATCCTGATAAACAGTGCCATCAAAGTAACCATCTTTATACTGCAGTAAGTTAGTACCTAAGTCTAGAGTATTACTAGTCTTAGGATTAACATTAGTAGCAGATACGACCAAGTTCTGACTAGGGCCAACCTTAGTTATAGGCGCACCCTCACCAGCAGTACCATCATGCTTGTGTCCTGTAGAAGCATTAAATGCACTCTCTACTGCATTATATTCTGCGTCAAAGTCATCTGCGTCAATAACGTTACCATTGGCAATGTTGTTTGCAGTATCCTGTCTTGTATAACCTGCCATAGTTTTTCCTTACTGTCTATCGTTTTGTCTGTACTCTAGTAATGCAGTGTCAAGAGTAAATGTAGGGTTAGTAGAGTTGTCAGCTATACGCATAGCAATAGTCTTGCCAGAGCCAACTATGTTATTTGTGTATACTTTATCTAACTCTCCACCAAACTTAGCGGTGTTAAATACAGCATCAGATGCACCAAATAAAAATACTGCTGTACCCGTACTACTAATCTCTTGTGTAGCTGGCTGTAAAGTAGAGGTGTTTGTACTGGTACTAAAATCATAACGTATGTTTAAGTCTAAGTTCATACTACCTGTAGGTTCAGCATACAGAGTTAGTTTGTAGAAAGACTTTCTTGTTTGTGGGTCTGTAATAGGCATATAAGGAGACTCGTATATAGCCTCAATATCTGCACCGTCAAAACTAGAGCCTGTTTCCATACGGTAAATGTAACCATCATCATGTGCAAAGGCAACCATCTCTGTTGTACCTGAGTAACGACTATCTGCTACAAAGGCTTTAATACCTGATGTAGTAGACCACGACATACCTGATGCACCCTGAGATATGAACTTGGTAGCTATAAGGCCTTTACCCACATCTGCCTGTTCAGAAGCAATATAGGCAAAGATACGGTACTGAGCTTTCTCACGTAACACAAGAGATGTAAAACTAGATGTACTAGCTAAGAACGTGTTAGAGTCCTTGTAGATCTGATCAGAGGCAACATCCAATGCAAAGTCACCAATACGATCAGTAGCACTTAACAATCTAATACCATCAGGTGCTAGATAGATAACGTCACCACCAATCTCTTGAATAGTGTCACCATTAATACAACCAATACGATCTGTAATAGGCGATACAGTGAAGTCTGCAGCGCTACTACCAGTTAGTCTCTTAATACTGTCCTGAGTAAAGATAATAAGCTGTTCACGAAAGACTGCTAAACCAGTGATGTCATTAGCTACATTAAAAGATCCTGCACCATTGGCAACACTAAAATCATCTACGCTGAATGGAGCAGTAAAGAATAAGTTACTACCCTTAGCATAGAATGCAGTATTCTTAAATATAGCTACCTGCTCTGCACCACTAACATCTGTACTATCTGAGGCAGTCATAAACGACATAGTGTTGCCATTAGTATTATAAATAGCTGGATAGTTAGTACCATCTACAAATAAGACTTTATCATCACCATCTAGGTTATATAGAACATGTCTAGCTTTACCACCATTAGTACTGGCACTAGTAGCCATGCTATTCCAAGAACTACCTGTACTGTAGTAGTACTGTGTTAAGTTACTAGCGTTCTTACGGGCTGCTACAATACGACCAGAGCTAATTACTTTAAGAGATAAGATAGGACCAGAACCCGGTACAGTTGTTGTGCTATACTTTTCAAAGCCTCTTATCTTAGAGTAGCCACCCTCTTTATTAGCTTCAAAGTTCTGTAGAATAGTAGCAGATCCAACAGCGTTTGTACCATGTTGTAAAGGGGATAGGTTAGATATTAACCCACCCCTAAACTCAATAGGAAATGTTGTCCACTGCGTTGCCATTAAAAGTGTACTCTCGTATCTCTAATATATTCAGTTCTGTTGATATTCAAACTACGCATATGCTTAATACCTTGTAAGAACTTTTGTTGGGATAGCTGTGCTGTCTGAGTATCACCTCTAAACAAGTAAACATAATACATTGCACCATCTACAATAGCGTGTTTGTATTCTTCTGGAACAGAAGGTACGTCTGTAGCTAGGCTCATATCAACACCAACAGTGTAGTACTCATACACAACCTCATAGGCTTTATCAGGCGCTGGTACAAAGATTAACTCTCTACTAGGTGTTCGTACAACATACTTAGGAACTGCTCTAGTATTAACATCAGAGTTATACTCGTAATCTATGTATTTGTCAAGGTATTCTTCGTAGTTAAGTAACTTTAATCGTTCAGTTTCTACACCTAAAGATGCATCCCTACGGATACGAAAGGAGTTCATATTAACAGTCTTAGCATCGTAGGGTATACTGTAGCGTACCTCACCGGGTAAAAGTACCTCAGTTTCCTCTGCGTGGTTCCAAGGCCACTCAAACTCTTCTTGGTGAATATGGCGAATAGAGGCATTAACTGAGTCCTTACTAAGGTTGTAGTAACCTGTAGCAGTAGCAAAAGTAGATGAAGTAAGCTCAACCTCGTTTAAGCGTCTATTAACATCATTAACTAGACCTATAAAGTTATAAGACATTCTTACTTCTCCTTAACACGTAAAAACACAGAGCGCTCATATTGCAACCCTTCTGTGGTTGTTATCTGACACGATATGCGATACCTGATGTTATTCGTACCAAGGGATAACCTAATAGTCGCCACAGTTGTAGTATTAGTCTGTTGTACCATCTGTAGGCCGTTGACTACAGAGGCAGGACTAACAGCAGTCTTTACACCATCAGCGTCATCTACATACCAAGACACACCCACAATAGTGTCATCACCTAGAAAACGTGACCAATCTATGTTGTAGTCTAGGACTTCATCTTTATCTTTATCAGGCCACTTGTATGACATATACGTATTCCTTACGCTGCAATTCTTATTATGTTGTCTCTGTCAATAGCTGCAATGCTAACGGTTCTTTGCTTCTTATCTGATGGTATAACAACTGTAAAGTTCTGAGGTGTACCCGCTATAAATACAACACGCTTACGGTCATAACTATCCTGTAAAGACTCATAGTCAAAGTTAGTATTTACAACAGTAACACTGTTAGTATTAACAGTTAAAGCTGGTGACGTTATTGGTATAACGTTAATAGTTTTTGGTTGTACTAAGCCTATACTTACAGTAGCAGATACACCCGTAGTCGTTACATTAGCATCAGCAGTAATAGTAACTGCACCTATACCTGCAGTAAGCGCTGGGCTACTAATAGATGTATTAGCACCAGCAATCACCACAGTTGTACCTATAACTCCTGTAGAGTCAACCCCCGTTGGTACAACATTAGCTTCTGCTACTATACCTACCGTGTTAGTAGACGCTGTAGCGGATACGCCTGTAATGGCTGTATTAGCCTCTGCTACAACTACAACAGATCCTACACTAGATGTTAAGGTAGGTGTTGTGACTGGTACATTAGCATCAGCAGAAATAGTAACACTGTTGATAACACCAAGCGCACCTACACCATCAATCAGAAAGCGTATCTCTGACTGTGAAGAAAAGGGTGTAGAAGCAAATGCTGTACCGAACATGTGTTACCTTTTAAGTGTTAGCTGCAATAGCTGCATTAGCAGCAGTCATATCTTCTGTAGTCCAGAAGTCTTTAGCCACCATGAGTGTCAGATGCTCTACATTGCGTGACACAGTGTCAGCCCAATCGGCATCTTCCATGCCCTCTGGTTTGCCAGCGTTTAATAGATCAACAGAGTGACCCATCGCTGTGTAGTGCTGTGCGATT